GATGGATTGGTTTACTATTTCGTCGGCTTTCCACGGATTCCAATAACCCGATTTGAAGATGTGAAGCCATTGTTCGTCCGTAATGTTCTTCAGTTGCTCCACGGTCGCATCCTTGCCATAGAACTGTCGAAATGTACCGATAGTAATACCTTTGTTGGTTGCGCCACCTCTATCGAGAGGGTCGTTTACGAATCCGCCCTCCCAGCGTAAGATGAAGGGCTGGAGTAGTTTTGCGTTAGCCATAAGTTACTGTTTTTCTTTGTTACTACTTTTTGCAGTTGCGGCGGCCCTCGCTTCGTCGAGGTTCCGCAAAAGATTGAGGATTTCTTTTGGGTCTTGCGTCTTGGCAAGTTCTGCAACTATGTCGGTTACTTTGGCCGCAGACGAATGTGCGGCCCGAAGGTTTTCTCGGACACTCCAACCTTCAATGCCGACAGCTATCACGGCTGATACGGCCGAGGCATAAGGCATTGACCAAATGCCGAACAATAGCCCCAATACGTCAATGCACATAAAGAGTCCCGTAACCTTCCCGTAGTCCCCGAATTTGGTGAATGTCCGGCGGAGACCGTGGGAATCAATAGGAATATTCAGAACCCTCGCTTTGCGGATTCCTGTTCGCATATCAATCATTACGGCGACAAGCATAACCGCCCAGATAATGATTTCCAGAAGCACGGCTCGACGCAATACCAACGCTTCCACGCCAAGTAATTCGTTAATCATTCGGAACATGGGCTATCAGAGAATATATGCCAGCAGAGCAACAATCCATATAGTTGCCCCTCCAGCAATGGTTACATAAACATCTTTTTTGTCGGCCTCTTCATCATGGATATAGTCTTTCCAGACGGCGCAGGCCACTACGGTAAAGATGGAAAGACCGAGAGCGAGCCAGAATACCCACGAAGTCGTGATGAGTACGAGAAACGGAGGTGATGCAAAGAAGATAGCCGCCGCGATAGCCGCGCCGAGTGCATAGTGCTGGTACTTGTCCTTTTCGATGGCGTTTAGCCATGACAAGGCTCCCTCCGCATTCTTACGAATGGAGGCGATGATGCTTTTCATTTGGTCTACAAGTGCTTTAATCAATTTTTTCATAACACTACAATTAAATAATTATTTATAACCAATCGTTTAGGTTTATGATTTGAAAAGAGAATGCACCGTCATTACGGCTTGCGCCGTCGCTGACCTCGACAACGAAATATGAGGCTCCCGGTTCAAGCAGGGATGCTTTCATAAGGCCGCCGAGGTAGCCAGTCATATTGACGATATAACTACCAACTATCAATCCCCACGCAGACGGAAAATTAATCCGATACTTGCCGACATCTAACCTGCTTACGGATAAAGTGCCGTTGTCAAAACTTTTATAGTTTATGGATGCCCCCGACGATGTGCCATAAACAATACCTTGCGCCAATACATTCAAATTCCTACCGTATCTCGATGTAGTCATCATATTAATACGGCGCATAACTATCCACCCGAAAAAGGTTTTGTTGTCGCCATAACCCATTAACTCTATAACTTCGCGGCTCATTTGCAACTCTGATTTGGATATGCCGTTTTCATAAAAATACTTTCCCGTAGGAGCAGAAATAGCCGCCCACCCGCTACTGATTGTATTTCCCCAACGGTAATTTACAATACATATACGCCGACCGCTTTGTTCTAAATCCCAAGGTAAACTATAGGCGGTAATCCAACCGCCGCCACTTGAAAGCAAAACAACATTATCGCTATAATCGACGTCAAAAGAATCATCCGCTTCTGAAAATGGGTTGCGCAAAGAACCGGTAATTTTTACGTCGGTAAACGTTCCGCCTTTTGCTTTGATGTTTCCAGCAGAATCCCATGTGATGTTCCCTTTGGCGAGTTGTCCGGAACCGTCCACGCCACTGAAATAAATCATCGTTTGTCCTGCGGTGTTTGCAATCTGTATGGTTGCATTTTTCATCGACAGCACATTGGCGACTGAGGCGTTCCAATCTATGTAGGTCTTGTCATTGCCGATGCGGAACGCATTGTTCAGAAAATCCATGAAATTCTTGCCGTTGGCCGATGCCACTTTGTTCGTTATGACTTGCCCCGGCAATACCTCCGTAAACCCGTACAGCGAAACGTAGCTGCGCTCGCCGTCATACTCGCTGTTCAGTACGCCCATGAGCAAGTGATAATATCCGGATACGCCCTCCATTGCGATAGCCTGTTCGCTGATGTAGAACGTGCCTGTCTTGGCCGTTTTGCTAACTTTTGCGTAGAGGTAGTATTTCTTGGTTCCGTCGGTCAGCGTCGGCGTAGTAAAGGCGGGGAGCGACCAAAACTTATACTCGTCGGCTACATGGCTCGACGATATGGTGTCGATGCCGAGCGTGTAGTGCTGGATGATACCGGCAGGAACGGACAGCACCTTTGTCATCTGATTGTACGTTACATTATGGGCGATTGGCGTCGGGTTCGTCATATTATTGACGAACTCAAATTGTAGGCTCTTATCGCCGATAAGCATAGCCATCGTTTGTACGGCTATGGGGTTTATAGAGTTCGAGAAATTATCGAGCAACGCATCACCCAACATTTCGATAGTTTCCATAGAATCCCGATACCGACGTTTGGTGAACTGCAATGCCTCTCGGTGTTTGTTGTCGATAACAACCTCCGTCTCCTCGACTTTATTCATCGAGTTTTGGAACGACGACGAAACTGGAGCGTTCGATAGTTCGATGGTCGGAGAGTGGGGATTATTGCAAAAATCCTTGACGCTGATGATACGCACAAGCGAACCTTCGGGGTGGAACTGCTCGTCGCTGAACAGCACATAACCGCCCGGCTTGATGCGTCCACCAATATTCAACCAATCTTTTTTTGCCCAAATGCCGTCAAGTTCACCTTTGAACGTGAACAACTCGCCCGTATTCTCGTAAAAGAACCGTGCCGCTTCTCTGAACATATCCCACGAGGCTCCAGACTTGTCCGAATTGTTGCAAACATAGGCATCTGGCAACGCGACATGGAAAACAGCGTATTTGTCGCCTACCGCCAACTTGTAAATGTCGTTCGGCATGGTCTCACCGTCAATGTCCTGCGGGACAATCTCGAACCTACGTTCGGCGTGTTTGTATTTCACGTCGAACTCTTTGCCAACGAGCATTCCAGATTGAGGAATGACGGTCATTGTTTCTCCCTCGATAAGGCAATCCGAGAAGTTTAACTCCTCCGGGATGGTATTGTCGATGAAGTCGTAAAAGTGCTTGCCTTTATCCACTTCGATTACGGATGTAACCGACCCGATACGTTTTGGGTATATGTCGCTACAATCAAGGCTGTCTTCTGCCTTGCTAACCAACTCCTTTCCCTTCTGGGTGATATATCGACCGTCAGCACTCGACAAGTAGCTTACTCCTTCATACACGAGTGTTTGGCTTTTGGGTAGAAGGAGCTCGGAATTACCATACTTGCCGGGAACAATGTTATCCGTTCCTCCCTGAACGTACAGAATCTCGAAATTGCGCGAGTCGCTTTTGTTCGACCGGGATATTTCCTTCTTAAACCCATTTCCTTTACCATAGGAAAGTGCAAGCGGATTGTCCTTGAAATATTCGACCTTGCGAAGGTGTATTGTTTTGCCTTCAACCTCCCACTCCGTATCGAAGGCATCGGCAATCTGGTTCAACGCATCGCTACAATATGCGTGATTGAATGAAATGACCTGCTCCACAGCATCAATACATTCTCCGACTTCCCAGCCGGATTCTCGCATATTCATATTGTCCACAATGAGCTGAATAAACTCATGTGGTTTGGCCGTGTACGGGAATTTCAGCCGACCGTCCACGGGATTCTTAACCTTGTACTTCTCGGCTCCGGCCCAACCGGATTCGAGGGTCAGGGTGTATGAAAAATTCCGAGTTGAGTTCTTTGTAAAGTTGCTCGCTTTGAACAATGAATATACTTGCCCTTCATACTCGACCCACGCACCCACGGGGATTTCCACATGGTGCGTGAGTGAGTAGTAAAGGACGAGTTTATCCTTTTCCTTGACGGCCCGACGGCGATAACTGTTGTCATCAACCAGAACCTCAAGTTCCGTATCGTCGAAATGGATAATCATAGGTTAGGTGAACTGATACATTTTACCGCTACTGCCCAGCTTGGTACTCCGAATGGTCGTCAGGAATGGAAATTCGTCTTTCGGAATCTGGTCGAGCACACTTTTGATGGCCGACGAGTTGGTGAAAAACTTGCCTTCCTGACCGTCTTGGCGGAACTTCACGAGATACCGGTTGTCACCGTGCGTAGTCTTCATGTTCGGGATGAAGTCAAGGACTTCGATTTCGCAGTTGATGACGTCCGAAATTGATACCTGCTGACAGTTGAAAATCTTTTTGTCATCGACCTGCTTGATTCCCAATTCGCTGAATCGTCTCATTGTTTACTGAATCTTGAGGGTGTCGCAATCGGAATCGACCTGTTCTTTGACGGCCTTTCGTTCCGTCAGGAAGGATTTGTAGGCCGCGATATACTTCTGGGCCACATCGCCAGAGACATCACCGAAAACGCCTTCTTTTGCGGCATTGTAATCGTTGATGAGCTTCTTTTCGCGGTCTCTGTCCCAAAGGGTCGTTACGACGGCTTCCGTTATCTTGTTGCGAGTAACCGTACCCCACACGATAACTTCGTTGCACTCCCACTTTACCGTGGTCGTTCTCTCTTCCGTTCCTTCTCCTGAAGGCATCTGAATTTGCCGGATATTCCACCGGTAGGTATAGGAACCGTTGTTGTTGGTCTCGAATACCGAAGGTTTAGCATCGTAAACTGCCATGATACTCTTCTTTTGTGATAGATTTCAACAAATGTTTTGAATTACTGTATTTTACCCAGCCAAGCCAGCTACATAAACCTTGCTTGTACTCCTTCTAGGAGATTTTGCTACGTTTGTTCAATCGTGCGGCGGCACGGCATAGGTTTTTCTTGATACTCTTGCGAAGCCGCGTATGGCTATGCCGAAATACGAATCCGACATAATCAATTCCGCGGGTATCCACGGGGAAGACCTGATAATTGCCTTTCAGCGAGAGATTCAGCCGCGAATTAAGGTAGTCGTTGATTTGGACGAGCAACCCATGAAGGAAGGCTTTGTCTCGATGCAGAAAAACCATATCATCAGCATATCGGAAGTAATACTTCACTC